CCCGATGACGGGCCAGCCGATGGTACAGAACGCCGTGGCGCAGATGGACGTGGACGTCATCCTTGAGACGGGACCGGACACGGTCACGCTGCAGTCCGAAGAGTTCGAACAGCTCGCGCAGATCATGCCGCAACTGGCCGCGCTGCCTCCGCCCTATGCGCTGGCGCTGATCGAGGCGTCATCTCTGCCGGCGCAGCGCAAGAAGAAGATGACGGAGCTGCTGTCTGGCGGCGGCGAGCAAAGCCCCGAGGCGCAGGCGATGGCGCAGAAGCAAGCGCAGATGCAGGAACGCGCTGCGATGGCCGAGATTGCGACAAAGGAAAGCTCCGCCGCGCTGAACATGGCGAAAGCGCAGAACGAAGGTGCGCTTGCGCAGTCGAACATTGAGCTAGAGCGCGAACGGATGACGGCTGAACAGGTCAAGGCGCAGGGCGAGACGGCTATCAAAGCGCAGGAACTACAGATCAAGCAGCAGGAATTGCAATTCAAGCTGGCCGAACTGGACCTTAAGCGGGCCGAACTCGGGCTCAAGCAGCAGGAACTGGCTGTGAACGTCGAGATGGAACGCGAGCGTTCCGCGCTGACCGAACGCATGGCCGACCGGCAGGCGATGGCAGAGGACAACCGCGCGCAACGCGAGGCGTCCAAGCCGAAGGAAACCGAGAAGCCAGACAAGAGCGGGGATGCTGTAGGCATGGGCCTGCAAGCCCTGGCTGCGGCACTGAGCAAGCCTAAGTCAATCGTCCGTGGTGCGGATGGCAAGCCGATAGGGATTGAATAATGAGCAAGGGCAATACCTTCGAGAACGATCTGCTTTTGCTGATCTTCAACAACACCGCAGCGGCGCTCATTGGTGACGCATCGGGCCTGCAACCGTCAGCTACGGCGGGCTCGCTCTATGTGTCGCTGCATACGGCCGACCCGGGCGAAGCTGGAACCCAGACCACGAACGAATGCGCTTACACGAGCTATGCGCGGGTCGCTGTCGCACGCTCTGGCGCTGGCTGGACGGTGTCGGGCAACGCCGTGACCAACGCTGCGCTTGTGCAGTTCCCGCAATGCACGGGCGGTTCCGAGACGGCGACATACTTCGCGATTGGCACGGCATCGAGCGGCACGGGCAAGGTGCTGTATCGGGGTGCGTTGTCGGCTTCGCTGGCGATTTCGTCGGGTATTCAGCCACAATTCGCAGCCGGTGACCTGGACGGCACCGAAGACTGAATTGAGGCGAGATCAGCATGGCTGGCTTCCGCAACCTTCGCGCATGGACCGACGCGGACAACGCTGGGCAATGCCACTTCACCAGCTTCCGCAAGGCTGTCTCATCGACGGCCACGACGACGAGCGCATGGATTGATTACAGCTACTTTCCGGGTGCGCCGACTGCCAACTTCTACGCATCCTCACCGCTTGAAGCAGCCTATGTGGATGCAGCGCGCGGCATCTACGTCCCGACCGTAACGCCTGCAACGCAATGGCTGCGCAACCTGAAGCTGATGAGCGCGGCGAGCAGCGCGACAAGCACGACGAGCGGGCGTCAGCAAATCGTTCTCGCTGACCTGCTGATGTACTATCCATTCGTGGATACCGATGCGGTAGGCGAACAGCAGGGCATGATTCAGACGGTGTCGCTGCCTCGCTACACAAGCGGCAGGGTCATAGCGGTGGGTCAGTCGGCGTCATCGACCACGGGCCAGTTCACGTTCAGCTATACCAATCAGGACGGCACGGCAGGACGGACAAGCCAAAACCATTTCACCTTCGCGGTGGCTGGTGGCGGTCAGGTGGTGGCCTCAAGCGTTCAGAGCGCCACAAGCTATCACCCGTACCTGTCGCTCCAAGCTGGTGACAGCGGCGTCCGGTCTATTCAGTCGGTGACCTTCACGGCGGGCGGCGGCGGGCTGATGGCGCTGGTCATCGTGCAGCCTATCCTTGAGTGCTTCGTGACGCAGGAAAGCCGCAGGACAACGACTGGCAACCTTGAGAGCTACGGCGCGTGCGACGAGTTCGCCTCGGTCATCAATCACAGGCCGCGCCAGATCAAGGACGGCGCAGTGCTTAACCTTTTCGCAGCCGGTCACGCTGGCTCCCTCGCCTCGTCGATCCTGGCGGGCATTCTTGAAACAACGTGGAACTGACGCATGGGCTGGTCTTCACAGGACGACCTAATCAACCAGATCACGACCAACGGCAAAACAGGCAACGTCTATTCCAACAAAACCCTTTCATCTGCCGGAACGGCTGGTCACTGGACGCTGCTTGCTGGCCATGCGGGCTTTCCTGCGGCTGCGACGTTTGCGGGAGCGGACCTCACCTACGTAGCGACCAATGACACATGGGGCGAGGGAACGCTTTATCATGGTGGCAACGTCTCGACAGCGACGAAGCACTTCCTGACGGCTGGCGCGACAGTGGTCGCGGCTGCGGGTGCGCCGTGGTATCTGATGGCGATTGACCTCGTTGGCTATGTGCCCTTGTCGGGAACCAACGTTTCGACCACGGGCACAAAGACCGTGACCATGACGGCGATTTCCAACACGGGCAGCACGGGTGATCGCTACGCCAATGGCGCCGGTCTTCAAATGTTCGTGGCGGCTGACACGGCGCTAGGCGCCAACGCGCCGACCTGCATTGTCAACTATCTGGACACGGGCGGCGGCGCGGGCGCGACCACGACATTCACCAGCACGGCCTCGCTCGGCGTGGGTCAACTGCTCAACTCTGGGACTGCGGCCAACAAGTACAACCCGTTCCTTCCGCTTGCGGCGGGCGACACGGGTGTGTCCGACATCGTCTCGCTGGTTTGGGCGGGCACGGCGCACGCATCGGGTACGGTCATCATCGGCCTGTGCCGGCCGCTGTGGACTATCCCGGTCCCGGCGACGGGCCTCTATACCAAGCTGGACTTCGTGAACGCCTTCCCGTCGCTGCCGCAAATCAAGGACGGGGCGAACATTCAGTTTCTGCTGTTTCAGACCGGCGCCACGACCTCTGCCGGATCGATCATGGTGGATTTTGATTGGGGATATGGCGGCTGATGGATAAATTTCTGCTCGACATCATTAACGATTTCGCAAGCTGGCGGGGCAACCCGTTTACCTTGGCCGCGCTTCTTATTGCGCAGCATACGGAACTGGTTAAACAGCGCCTGATCAATGCGGGCTTTCAGGAAGCAGCGGATGCGCTCTAATGGCTTTGCTCCAGAATGGCTTCCGTGACGCATCGGCGGGCGTTCGTATCTTCGGGGCGACACAGAGCAACAACGCTTATCCGCCTGCGCTTCAGAGCAACAACGACAAGGCGGGCACAAAGCGGAATATCTTCACGGCTCAAGGCTATTCGGCCAAGTCGGGTATCCCAAGCGGCCACCTGCATCCCTCAAGCTGGATGCTGCCTCAGAAGCCTGGTGGTCTGTCCAGCCACTCCGAGAGCATCGGCGTTGCAAGCTGGTCTGGCGGGATTGCTGCGGGCCGGAATATCGTCGGCACGTTCGATGGCGCTGCGACATTCACCGGCACGGGTCAGCTCGTTGTTTCGGGTGTCGGCTCATTTGCCGGTGTTGGAGCCTTCGCAGGCAACGTCACGGCGGCTCTGGGTGCGGTTGGATCATTCACAGGCGCTGCGACGTTCTCAGGCGCTGTGGTGGCGACCGGACACATGCTTGGGGCCTTTACGGGTGTCGCAAGCTTTGAGGCGATCCGGTATGCGACGGGGTCCGTGTCGGGTTCATTTGCCCCGGCCATCACACTGGAGGCGCAAGGGTTCTCGTCCTACCTGCTCGATCAGGAAGACGTTGAGACGGGCCTCACGCTGAGGCAGGCGCTGCGTCTGGTGACGGCGGCAACGGCGGGCAAGATCAGCGGCGGCGGGACGGCTACCATCACGATCCGCAATGCGGTGGCTGACGGCGCAAACCGCATCGTGGCAAGCGTGGACACGGACGGCAATCGAACCGCCATAACCTACGACCTCGACTAATGGCCAATTTCTTTTCGTCCGACTACTGGAAAGCACTCTATTTCAAGGCGGCGGGCGGGCAGGAAACTGCAACCGACCCCAACGCCATGTCTGGCAGCTTTGCGGGCTCGTCCGAGTTCACCGCGACGCTGTCAGGTCAGGGTATTGAGGAAGTCCAGTCGCGCTCACAAGGCGGCTTTGAAGACCCCTACTATTACAAGAAGCGCAAGAAGAAGAAGCAGCCAGAGCCCGTCTCCAAAGGCTTCGGGGACGATTGGCAACCGCCAACGCCACGGCCGGCAATCCCGCCGCTGGCAGCGCAAGACATCATCGCGCGCCAGGATGCAGCCTTTGCGAGAACGCAGGCCGCGATTGTCGCGGCGCTCGAGCAATACGACCGGCAACGCGCCGAGGCATTGGCCCGCGCTGCGCAGGAACAGGAAGACGAGGACGAAGCGATCCTGCTGCTGATGGCAGCGTAACGCTTCCGACATTCAAGAGATGAACGACCCGCCCTGATCAGGCGGGTTTTTTCGTACCCGCCGCCGGGGTCAACGGGCGTCAAACAGGACGCCGCTGTTCGGGCGATTGCGTGACGACGACGAAAGGTCGAACGATGAGTGACGAGAAACTGAACTTTCTGGACGCTGAAGAACCGGCAACGCCTGCGCCTGAGGCAACGCCTCAGGTCATCGAAGCCGAGAAGCCAGCCGCACCCGAGCCCGAGCCGCAAAGCGATGGCAGGGCGCGCGATCCAGAAACAGGGCGTTTCGTTCCCATCTCCGCGCTTCTAGACGAGCGCGACAAACGACAAGCCGAGACTGCCAAGCGGATAGACCTCGAAGCCCAACTCCAACGCTACCAGCAACCGCAACAGCCTGAGCAGATACCGACTGACCCTTCGGGGATCATCCAGTATGCGCTCGCTGAACAGCAGCGCATCGCCTTCAACGAACGCCTCAACACGTCCGAGCTGATGGCCCGACAGGCCCATGGCGAGGACATCGTAAGCGAGGCGCAACAGGCGTTTCTTGCCGCTGTCGGTCAGAACCCGATGCTGCAACAGCAACTGCAAGGCCAGATCCACCCATATGATTTCGTGGTGAAATGGCACAAGCAGCACAAGCTGATGTCAGAGATCGGGCAAGACCCGGAAGCCTGGCGCAAGAGCGAAGCCGAGAAGATCCGCGCGCAGGTACTGGCTGAACTTCAGGGTCAAGGCGTCTCGCCGGCCCCATCGTCACAGCAACCCCCGCCGAGTGTGGTCGGAAGACCAGCGGCAGCGAGAGCCGGAACCGTCCCCGTTGGGGGTGGCAACGCTTTCGATAATCTCTTCAAAGGATAACCAATGGCCGAAGTCGCCCTTGCATCCGCTTCTGAACGTCAGAAGTGGGTCACGAACTATTTCGCAGAGTACGTCCGAAACTCAGGGTTCAAGCCCTACATGGGCCGGACGAATAACTCTATCATCATCAGCAAGTACGAGATGACGGAAGAAGCGGGAAAATCGATCAACATCCCGCTGATCACCAGGCTGAAAGGAACCGGCGTCACCGGCTCCCAGACGCTGGACGGCGCCGAGGAAGAACTTGGCAACTACAACTGCAACATCTCCCTCGATTGGCGCCGTAACGCGGTGCGCGTGCCGAAGTCCACCAGCTACAAGACCGAGCTGGACCTTTTCGGCGCGGCCAAGGACATGCTGCGGACATGGGAAGCGGAAAAGCTGCGTGACGATGTCATCACGGCTATGCTGTCGCTTGTCACGACCGGCGATACGATTGTCACGATGTCGGCGTCATCGGCTGCAAACCGGAACGCTTTCAACGCGGCAAACACTGACCGCTTGCTGTTCGGCGCCCTGCGCTCGAACTACTCGGCCACGTGGGCAACCGCTGTCGGCAACCTCGACACCACAAACGACAAATGCACCGTGGCGTCGATGTCGCTGGCGAAGCGCATTGCGAAAAACGCTGATCCGCATATCCGTCCTTACAAGACGGGCGACGGTCGCGAATATTTCGTTGCGTTTCACGGATCCCGCACGTTCCGCGATCTGAAGGCCGACACCACGATGACGCAGGCGAACCGTGAGGCTCGCTCGCGTGAAGGCAACGGCATGGACGACAACCCGATCTTTCAGGACGGCGACCTCCTGTATGACGGGATCATCCATCGCGAAGTCCCGGAGATCGATGACGTCGCCGCGAACGGCACCTACTCGATGAACGCCATCGGCGCTTCTTCGGCTGACGTGCGTCCGGTGTTCCTGTGCGGCGCGCAGGCTGTCGGCATCGCATGGGGTCAGGAGCCGACCCCGCGCACGGACTTGACGAAAGACTATTCGTTCCGCCCTGGCGTTGCCATCGAGGAACTGCTTGGCGTGAAGAAGCTCTGCTTCAACGGCGTCCAGCAGGGCATGGTGTCGGCGTTCTTCTGTGCCGCGTCGGACTCGTGATTGTAGCTGAATAAGGAGATCATCACATGGCTACGTACTCAGCTACAAACTACCTGACGACGCCCGTCGCAACCCACGGGCTCGCCAACAACCTGAAGGCGTTCTATTTCGAGGTGGCTTGCACTGCGGCTCCTTCGACGTCGGACACCATCAACTTCGGTTATGTGCCGAAGAACTTCCGCCTTCTGCACGCAACCATTGAAGCAACCGACATGGATACGGGCGGTTCTCCGACCCTTGCCCTGAACGTTGGCGACTCTGGCGATGCGGACCGTCTGTTTGCGGCGTCCACTGTCGGCCAGGCTGGCACCCAGTCGTCAGCGATTACAACGAACGGGTTTGGGTACAAATACACTGACAAGACGCTGATCACTGGCGTGGCCTCTGCGAACGCTGCTACCGGCGCTGCGGGTACTCTGTATCTCGCGGTCTTCGGCATCCAAGAAGACGCGACGACGTCTTAATGTCAGCGTTCATCTGGAAGGGTGACGACGAGGGCGGTGACGAGTTCACCGCCCTTTTTGGCGTCACGTTCCCGGTGGGGCAACTTGTTGAAGTCGGCCACCTTCTACCGTGGCAAGTCAACAAACTGCGGAACCATCCTTACTTCAGGGAGGTTCCGCAGGATGCCCCGGCGCCGAAAGGCAACCCGGAACAGGACGAACGCGCCATGATCAAGCAGCAACTGAACGACCTCGGCGCGAACTACGACAAGCGCTGGGGCATCGAACGGCTGCGCGCGGCGCTGGAAGGCGCGACACGCGAGCCGCTAGAAGTGATCGAGGGCGAGGTGGTCAATGGCTGACGCGACCCTTGCCGAGCTGCGCAACCGCGTGCTGCAAAAGCTCAAGGTGCTGCAAGCAGGCGAGACGGCGGAAGCCGAGGACAGCTCACTGATCGAGGGGCTGATTGCCAGCGTCAACGAGAAGCTGCGCGACCTCGGCATTGCCTACTGGTCCGACAGCGCATGTCCGCAATCGATGCTCGAGGATCTGGCTATGTATGTCGCCTGCCACGCGGCAGACGACTACATGGACGGCGAGTCAGGCGCGGCATTCCGGCAGACTTACGAGCCGACAGCCGAACGCAACT